GCAACTCCTCGCGTTTGCACCATCCTCGAAATGCTTCCTGACTTCAAGACATTTGAAATCACCGGAAACGTTTCAACCGCTGGTGTTGGTATCGCTAAGGTAGGTACAGTGGGAAGCCGCTTCACCGTTTATCGTGACACCAGAACAGAAGTTCAGAACAACTCTCTATATAGAAACAATGGTTACAGCGGGAGAACTCCTGCTCATACTCAATCCGTTGAGTATGCATTGCTTGGATATAAAGGTTCTGAGTACTATGATACTGGTATCATTTACTGCCCATACATTCCGATCATGGTTCAAAGAACAATTGGTCCGAACGATTTTGCACCCCGTGTTGGTCTAATGACTCGCTACGGAATTGTAAATAATATCTTCGGAGCAAATCTTTACTACCACTTGATCATTGTTAAGAACCTTGGTGATGCGTTTACTCCCGGCACGGTATCAACTTATTTATAACTTGTTATAAATAAGCTACTTGCTGAAAGTAAATCGAACAAATCAAACCGAACCCGGAGGTGCCGAAGAACCTCCGGGTTCTTCGTTTATATACGCATCATTCCCCATAATCTCATGCAAAATATATAACTCAGTTTTAGCTGGAAATGGGTGGCTAGTTCTAGAAGTCCGGCGTTTAAAAACAAATTTTCCTTCGTTTCTAGCAACTACGAAAATGTTCCAATCGGTTTTATAGGTTGTTATAAAATCATTAATATATTTGGTTTCAATAAATTCTTCGCCATTTGGATATACTAATTTATATGTTATATATTTTTGAGTATATTTTGGTAATTTTTTATGTCTGTCGATTTCTTTTTGGGTCGGTCCTTGTGTTTCTCTACGTTTTTTCAAAGATTCTATTCGTTTTCTATTACCTTTCACGCACATCTTTTCATAAAAATCCGGTTCATCTTTATACTTCTGTTTTAACTTTACAGAATGTGCATTCCAAAATTCAATTTGTTTTTTCGATGGCCCTTCGGAATATTGTTTTTTCTTACCTTCGCTAATTTTCTTAAAAACTTCTCGTTTTTGTTCATCATTCATATAATATGTAAAATATCCACCACATCCGCCTTTTTGTATATTATAACAATTATTTCCAAACTTATATTTCAATAAGCGTATTAAACGAATTTCTAATTTATCAAGATGCTCTGAAGATTTCACATCTAATTTCAACCAACGAATTCTGAAATTTTCCTTTCCGTATTTTCTAAATGCTTTCTTTAGAGCATATCCAGATCCCATATATTTCGTTTCAGGAAACCAAAAATGTTTTCCGCCATACACTTTACCATTAATTAAATTTTTAACTATATATAATCTTTTTTGATGTTTATCATCCATGATTATATTTAGCGATTAACAGGATAAACACAAACATAACCCGGAGTTAATTTGTATTTTATATATAAAACAAACATCAACCCCGCACTTTCAATTTTTCAGCGCATTAGACTAAATACTAATATGGCACTTTACACCTTCACTTCAAACGTACTCTCAGCAGCTTCAGTAGGAAATCCACCTCCTACACACACAGTATTATCAGCTGCTGGAGTTAACACAATATCTCTATCATCAGTTTATGATGGTTTGGCATTCAATGCACTTCCAGAATCATCACTAACATCTACACTCTGCTCACTAACAGTGAACGGTTCCGTGTTTAGAATTAATAGCGCATATAATAACTCACCATTCGCATTGATGACCTCTGATAGAACATACACCGTGTTCACCTATCAATCAGCACTTGCTACAACTCAATTATCAGCAGTTTTACTATCTGCTACCAAAGAAGTTGTCACACCTGAATCACTCAGATTGCGCCTATTGGGATACATCTGATTATATGAATTATATAAAAGATATTGCTAGACTTCTAGAAGAGAATTACACCAGTGTTCCTGAAAATGCGGCGGCATTTGAAGACTTGATCGAAAGGAGAAAAGCCTTGATCGAATTGCAAAAAATTAAAACTCCAAATGTACCAGCCGGTATGCCCAATGGGGCGTCTGGAATTAACGCCGCGATCAAGGAAATAAATGATAGTATTCGAGATCTTATGAATAAGGACTCGCAAGGATATCGGTGGGAATGAGAAGTTTGATGTATTAAGATACATCGGATCTAAATATAGTTAATGTTCGCAAGAGGATCAGGCACAGGTCAGGAATTCCGTAGGAATGAATTATCCTTTTACAAGGGGATCGTTGTTAAAAATAACGATCCCCTTCGTTTAAACAGAGTAAAGGTTTATATTCCAGAATTGAGCAATCAACCATTTGATGAATGGTTTGCCAGTAACGAAAATATAAAAGTTAAAGTACCCGGAAAAAACAATGTGGGTGATAATTGGATAGATACAGACATATATGAAACTATATGTAAAACTATACCATGGGCAGAACCCTGTTATCCAGTGATGGGAGAAAGTGGATCGAGTAGATATAATAAAGATGAGAAGATAACATCTATATCAGACGCTAATTATATAGCGGGATTAACTGCAATCGATGACACGCCTCCTTCTATTGACACTGGGGGATTTTCTCCAGCGTTTTTATTTGAAAATCAAGGAACTGCAATAGGAGACGCATTTGCAAACCCGACTGTTAATTTCTCAGCAGCGTGCAATCCGTACAGCTTTTCATACAAGCCATCAAAGCATGTAAACAAGGCAAAGGGTATGTTTGGGATACCTGAAGTTGGATCCAAAGTTTGGGTTTTCTTCTGGCAAGGCAATAATCAATTTCCTGTATATTTTGGAGTATCTCACGACTTCAGAGAACTCACATTGATTAACAACACAGACAATGAAAATAAACTAAGTCCAACATATCCAATTGATTTTGAGAGTTAATTCTTAAATATTTGTATCTATGTCAATGCGATACAAAAACAGAATGATTATAAATCAGCGTGGAGGATCTATTAATATAGATAACTCAACCGACACCGAGAAGGTGCAAATATCACAACGAAGTGGTAGTAATATAAATTTAACTAATGTTGTAACCAGTGAGTTGGCAAGTAATAATAAACAAGTTAATATTATACACGATGATTTTAAAACCGTTGGGAATAATGCGTCTGAATTTATCGTAAAAGATAAAATAGAAAGAGTTGGCGAAAATTCATACGCACTGAAAGGATTCATCGACGAATCGCAAATAGACGCATTTAAACAGTGGAAATCGTTAGTTAAACCGATAGCTCTTAAAAACAGCCAATTTAAAATTTCACGAGGAGGTATAGGGTTTCCGTTGGGTGAGAGCACACCATTACAGGGAACTAGAGATTCAAACCCCGTATTAAAGACAAAATTAACAACAGTTGAAAATAAATTCTCTGGTTATAATTCAACTCCCATTCGTCAATTTTCAACAGACCAAGTTGTAGATTATACACCGGTTCAAAATCGCGCTGGTGATCCAGCATCGGAAAAATCATTAACGCCCGACAATATCAATAAATCAGCTGGGATTTTAGGATCATTCGCTGATGGTGTTATTGAATTCGGAGCAGAGAAAAGCGCAGCTACTGAAAACGGATCGTGGAGTGCGAATTCAAATGTTGAAAATCTTGCCGAGGATATGATTAATCTGCAAGATCAACTCACTCCAATTGAACAAGACATGGGAAATGGCGGGGATGAAATATCCTTTATAAAAAAGAATAAATTTGAAACTGTTGGTGCTATTTTCAATGATTATCCATCAATAAGAGTCGATCAACAAGGTCGCAGTCATCCATTTGAAGTTATTGTAAGTGATGTAGGAGCTTTCAAAAACCATGATTATATGCCAGTTGTTGAAGATGTTGACAACTCATCTTTCTTTCCATGTGGAGAAGAAAGTAAAACAATTGGAAATAAATACAACCTTACAGTTGGTTCCGGTGGTATTAATTTAAAATCCACAGGAGGTATTGAATTAGGAGGTTCTAATTTCAAAGGAGGATTTAAAAAATGCAACATCAGTGCCACTTACGGTGTTCACCTGATGAGTGAAAATATTATAGAATTAGCAAGCTTGAAATCTATAACACTTCGAACAAACAGGCAGGTTTTCGTGGAGAGTGCTATGGGAGTTAAAAATAATATTGTTGTGGGAGGAGGATCATACATAGAAGGTGAAATGTATGTACAACATATAACAGCTCCAGTTGAAATTCAACAAACTGAAGACACACAATTATTTGGTAAATTTAACATAACAGCATCTAGAACACTTCCAATAGGTGAAGTTTTAATAGATGGCGCTTGGGAGACTGTATATGCCTTGAATGCCGATAACTTAATCGCGACTTATCCACACAGCCACCACTTTAAAAACATCCCCCTACGACTGTGTGAGAGTAATTCAGATGTTAGAAAATTTGCACAAGATGAGGATATCAATTCACATGGAACGATATCCCCATCTTTAGCACAAAGACACGAGCGAAAGCCCGTTTACAAATTCAATTAAATGATTTGATCAATAATGCCAAACTGTTGGCATTCTTCAGCATTCAACCAAATATCCTTACTCAAAATTTCATCCAATTTCTTCATAGGCATCTTGGTTTTTTCCTTATAGAATGACTTGAGAAGCTTCATAAGAGCTGTGCAATTATAAATTTCATCTTCCATTTCGTTGAATTTACCATACATACCACCGCTCAATTGATGAATTAAAAGGTGAGAGTATTTTCCCATGTATCTCTTTTCACCAGCGAGTAAGACGAGTGTAGCCGCGCTTGCAGCTGCTCCATCGACATAGGTGTACACTTTAGATTTCATTTGTCTAATTGTATCCACAATCGCGAATGCTGAGAATATCTCTCCACCATTTGACGATAAATGCAGATGGCAAACTGGAGTATACTCATCTCCAAGTGTGTTTTTAGTATTTTGAAGCTTGATGTCAGTTTCAATCAGCATTTTATTCAATTCAACAGCTGATGTGCTGTCGATATCAGCATAAAAGAAGATTTTATTTTCAATACATCGAATGCCTCCGAATGCATATTGATCACTTGCTGCTGTTGGGATATTTAAAAATATCGGAGTTGAAGTTGGTTCAGACTCTTCAGTGTTTGCTTTGTATGTCCATTTTTTCATAATTTAAGATTCACAAGTTGTACATGTTAGAATTGATCTAGCTAGATCCTGAGCAGGATTACTAGAGCGTTGGTAATATAGACTCTTTACTCCACTTTCCCAAGCGAAAATCATAAGCTCATTGACATCTTTAGGTTTAGTGCTTGGAGGAATCATTAGATTTAAAGATTGTCCTTGATCAATGTATTGCTGTCTTTGAGCTGCTTGCATGATGATATCTTTTTGGGAAATCTCACCAAATGTTTTAAACACATCTTTTTCTTCATCTGTCAATTCAGATAGATGTTGAACACTGCCACCTTTGACAAGAATGCTCTTCCAGATCGGAGCAGTATTAATGCCTTTGTCTTCCAACAATTTAATCAGATATGGATTTTTGAAAGTGAACTTACCTTTAGCCAAATCTTTCGTAAAGTAATTGCTATTCAAAGGCTCGATGCTTGGTGAAACTTGCCCTAGAATAAACGAACTACTAGTTGTTGGAGCAATTGCCATTGTTGTTGTATTTCGTTTGCCGTAACCTTTCAATAGAGGAGGTTCACCGAGAAGTGTAGCTAGATTAGTGCTTGCTACATCACACATAGTTCTAATATGTTTGAAAATTTCTATATTCAACATCTTAGCATCCAAAGATTCAAATGCAATCATTTTCGATTGTAGTAATGAATGCCATCCCAAAACACCGACGCCTATAGCTCTCTGATTGGTCGCAAACTTTCTAGGAGCCTCCATAAAAGCCACATCTTCAGTTTTGCTGATGAATTCAGTCATGACGGCATCTAGGAAATACACAAGAGTTTCAACAGCGTCTGTGTTTTTCCATTCGTCGTATGTTTCCAAATTAAGACTCGATAAATCGCAAACAAATGATTCATCATCGGAATTAGACAACATAATCTCGCTGCATAGATTTGAATTATTAATTTTCAATCCTTTGTCTTTGTAAACTTGAGGAGCTTGATTATTAGCAGTGTCTGAGAAGAATATATACGGATATCCACTTTCGAATCGCTTTTTAATTACAAGACCCCAAATCTTACGAGCTTCTTTGTCTCCATCAATCATCTTACGCATCCACTCATCTGAAACACACACACCAATTGACATTTCTTGAATTGTGTTTCCTTCTCCTCTGATTTTCAAGAATTCTTCGATGTCTGGATGATCGATGGGTAAATACGCTGCGAATGAGCCTCTTCTAACATTGCCCTGAGACACGACATTCATAAGCTTGTCGTACAGCTCCATAAAATGCACAGAGCCTGTTGAAGCGCCTCCTGAAGAGATTTCTGAACCTCTTCCTCGGAGATCTCCGAAATATCCACTGGTTCCGCCACCGCATTTGGTCATTATACCAACTTCAGACAGCTTGCCAAGAATACCTGTCATCGTATCTGGAATGTAACTTCCGAAACAGCTGATGGGTAATCCTCTCGCTCTACCGAAGTTACTCCAAATTGGGCTACTCAATGAGTAGAACCCTCTGGACATATAGTTGATGAACTTTTCTGCAAATCGATCAAATCCTAGATAATTCTGAGCTGCGTTTGCTATTTGAGTGATTCTGTCTTCTGCACTCTCACCCTCTGATAAATAACCCCTCTCAAGAAATTTTCTTGAATCCTCATTTAACCAATACCATTCTTTATTCATAAATTTTTAATTTGTTTCTACAGGAATAAACACTGCGATATAATCATCGCCTCTTTGTTTAGCCGCCTCTAACCTATGCCCACCGTCCACTATACTGCCATTTTGGTCAATGACTATTGGAGGAAACTGTGTTGACATAGCTGCGTATTCATTCACTTTATCATCATCGATATCCCATTCGGATGAATCTATCTCAACTGGATTGATATGCATCAATTTATAAACTCCATCAATTCTATGAAGATCTTCAAAATCTTCATGAAGATTTATAACATATCTTTGCACATCATCATCTGAATAATATTTTCCAACTTCAAAATTCCTCCAATCAAATGGAAGTTTTTTATATATGCCATTAGAAAGTTTAATCAAAGGGTATTCGATAGTCTCAACATTTTCCATGTTTTCATATATCGTTTGCAACTTTACAATATCTATTTTCATTGTCAATATTTTTGGAATCGGTCGAATCATAATTTTCTTTATTAAAATAAATCGTCTTCTGAAAATGATTGATTCTTTTTGGAATACTCCGTTGGACGGCTATAAAAGAAATCGGTCATGTTGTTGCCTAACAGCTCCTCATCAAACCACAGAGTTTTGGAAAGTAAAGCGTCATCTACTTCAAAAATTCTATCGAACCCAATCTGATCCATGGATTCATTGATTCTATTTTTGATA